AGAGGAGTGTCAATAACTTGGGAAAACTAACAAAGAATTATTGTTGCAAAAATGGTTGTTGACTTACGCACACTTGAAAATACCAAATTGCTTAAAGCAATCAACGTTGCTGACCTTGAAAACAAAACTGACCCACCTGAGATAGAAGTGTATGTACCAAATCTACACCTATTTAAGATAAGTGCAACTGCTTTGGTATTGTACAGCATGAGAGTCGAACGTTAAGGTGGATGGTAATATCCATAATTAATCATGGCATTTATGCTTTTGTTGATAAAAACATGTGAGATTAGATACAATCTCTTTTCAACTTTGTATAAGACTACACACAGAAAGGGCGTGGTGTTATGCCTTGACGTGATCCAGGGAAGTGGCAAGAGGAAGAGACCCTCTTCAAAAAGTGGCTGGCTCACATATCTGGTAGTTGGTTGTGGAGCGATACTGGTTTACAAGCAACGTGCCATCGTAAAAAATTTAGTCGCAAAAATAATCGGATCAACGTGGCGTTCTCTTAGTACAATCGTGACAGGCCAATCTACTGGTAAATGGGCAAATTTGAACCTTCGTTGTATTCTTGAAGATTGGGAGATTCAGGCAAGAATGTTCATGAGAACTGTCGTTTCAAGTCTTTGCACGTCAGAAAATGCTGACTTTATTAGACTCACAAGGTAGTAAGCAATGGCGCTTGCAATTGAACGAGCTACACTATTAAAGGACAAGGCTGTCAATCTTGCTGAAATCCACGGTCTTGGTAAACGTCAACAACAACAGGAAATGGCGGACTATAGAAGGGGTTTATAGGACACTATTATAAATGGTAATTTGTTTAAGCCAGCTCCCCGTTCAAACTTTAAATAAGTGAACATGGACATTTCTAATAAACGACCAGACCAACACGAATTCGACAGTCTTCCTATACCGAATTCTTTTGAGCGCGACTAAATGAATAGTTATGCATTGTAAATATTGTCTAGTAAGAGTAATGACATTTGTGATTTTCACTAATTACACGTATAGTCCGTGCGATTTGAACAAGACGTTCTTCAACCTGGGAGAACTTGCATGAACGTTACTACTACATATTTTCCAAGAGACAATAGAATGATTGTCGATTTACTGAGAAATTGTTCATGCAACAAAGACAACTTGTATTAAACCGTCAGATGGCAAAAAACAGGACCACTTATGTATATTGATGGCAACAAGGTTGAGAGTTACACTTTTGGGAACTGTATTGTCAACTTGTTCTATGCGGCACATGGCAGACATGGAGGTGGGCGTAGTTCACCCGATCCACAGACACTCAGAGACTTTCGCGATTTTGCTCATCGCAGGGTTGATGAACTATCCGAGATTGCGCGCAAACATTTAAATACACATAACTGGGATGCAGAGAAGTTTTTAACCAAGTTCGACGCTGACAAATAAGAGAAATACAAACGCGGACTGCGCAAGTTATATCGCACCCTTAAGTTAGGGAGTGTTATGACTCTACACACTAAGTAGAAAGAAGTGTCACTCTTTGATCGTGGTTACAAAACAAGCGGACGCCCACGTGCTATTTGGGAACAAGATGAAACGCTGAACTTTGTATCTGGTTTTTTCAATTAAATATTAATTGACTGTTTTAAAACAGCTCACACTGGCATGATACATGGTTTGAACAGTTCAGATCTACAAGATTATTTCCAGAAAGGTAATGGTCTGATTCCGACAAATCATTGGTTTATAGCTGGTGACACTTCCGGCCATGACAGTGCATAATATAGTTCACTTATCGAGAGTTGTGATAATAGGATGATACGCAACTTATTTATGGATATAATATACAAGATGGAGTAAGGGGGTATGGCATTAAACGATCCTATAAAAGAATAACTACTCTATAATCTTACTATGTTAAAAACACCCTATATTCTGAGACACAAAGGCAGGATTATAGAAAAAGGGAAGGTGAACGGTACCGTTTTTTCAGGGCACGCAACCCGTACTACCTTTGGCAACACATTAAGGGTTCTTATGTATCTTGAGTATGCAATGCATGGCTGTGGTTATGAGCATAGAGTGTTTGCATCTGGTGACGATGCTCTTGTCACTACTGACAAGAGCAACGTTGCTGACGTCACACGTCGTCTATACGAGCGAGTATACATTCGTGAGCAAGGATAAGGGGCACTGGGTTAAGTTTGTAAGAAACTCAGTGTTGATCCACTTTATATCGATTTCCTCTCAAAAGCTGGTGTTGCTTCTTGGCTTGGCATATCGTTCGCTCGCAAACCTTACCGCGCATTATTTAGCGGTGGTTATATGAAGACCAACAAAATAACGGTACAAGATCACAAAAATGCTCGTGCTTATTCTTGGTTTTCATGGGCCTCAATTCTTAAACCTTTTTGTAAGGTTAACTTCAGAGAGGGTTCTTTTAAGAACAAAGATGCATTCAATACTTACCAAGATTAAATGCATGTTAACCACAGAATAACTGACCCAGTTGCCATTCAATAGCTATACCAGCACGAACTCCGTAACGCTTATTACAAATTCATTACGGCTGATCCAAACAGAGATATGTACTTAGACGAGATTGTTGGATGTGGTATAATGGCCCCATACTTGTAAAGTACTAATTTCGAAAACACAGGGCTCATTGTTGGATGCATGCCCCACACAAAATTGTATCCGGGTGTAGCACTGCTGAGTGACACACTAGCATTAAACGCA